CGCAAAGGTGCGCAGGTTGGTGATTTCTGGCAGCGGTGCACCGTCTTCGGTGGCCGGCCCTGCGCTGCGGATTTGGCTGTCCATGTCAGCGGGGATAGGCACCAGGGACACTTCCATGGGTTCCCAGTCGGTCACGCGGTAGACCCAGGGGGCGCCGTCTGCGGCTGGGGCAATCATTTCCATCTTGTGGCGGGCGTAGCCCACAGACACGTTGCGGATGATCTTGTCGGCCACATCCTGCACGTAACCTGCCACGTCATCACGGCGGCTGAAGGTGGCGGTGCAAGTGCCTAGGCCGTTGGCAATGATGGGGTCGGTTACAACCCCCAGCACTTGGTTCAAGTCATAGCTGCCATGGGTATTGAGCAGCGGCGCGCCGCGCTGCAGGCGCTCCAGCCGAATGGCGCCGGGCTCCACGGCCAGCTCTTCCATGTAGTAGCGGTCGCGCGCCCAGTCGTAGCGCTGCACTTGCGCACCGGAGGTGAACACAATTTCAGCGGTGGCCAGCGGGGTGTTGTCGCCTTCAGCCTGGGCGCGGGTGAGGTTGCGCACCTCCATAGCACGCCCGGCAAGGGGCAGCATGGCGGCGGCGGGCTGGGTGGGGGTTTGTGCGTTGGGCATGCGGCGCAGTTTGGCCGCATGTCTATTTCAAAGTAAGAAAAATTGAAACGATTTTTTAGATGAAGATGGATGCAGGTTAGGCACAGATGCGGTCAGCCTGCTTTTTTCGGCGTGATGTTGGTCGCCTCGGCTTGCGCCATACCCAGGGTGCGGCCCGATTGCAGCAGCATGATCATGTCGAGCGTGCCGTCGGCTTTCAGTCGTTCCATGTCGCTTTTCATTTCCTTGAACACCATGTCGGGCTTGTAGCCGCGTTGGCGCAGTTTTTCGCTAAAACTGCTCAGGCCACCGCCAATTTCGTCCAGGTCGGCGGCCACGTCTTGCACCGGGTTGACGTAAGACCACTTCGGGGTGGACCAGTCGCAGGCGTAGTCGGCACGCGGTATCTTGCCGGCCAGTTCAGCGGCGTCAATGAACGCGGCCCACAGCGGGTTGCAGAGCCGGGGGATGATGACCAGCCATTGCAGTTGCTCGGCATTGCGCCGAAATTCCAACAGGGCCACGCGGGCACTGCTGAAGTTGACCTCGCGCACGTCGCCGGTCAACATTTCGTAGGTGATGCCAATGCCGGCGGCGATGATGTGCAACTGCTGCTTGACGTATTCCACGTAACCTGGCGCGGCTTTGGGCTCGACCACGGTCATGTTCAGGCCGCTTGGCACTTGAACGATGTTGCCGCCACCCAGGCTGCCCAGGTTGCCGTCTTTACGGATCTGGTCTTCGGTTCGGGTGTCATCAGGCCCAAAGTTGCCCATGCTGGCTGGGTCGCCGCTGGCCAGCACGCTCAGACGGGTTTCCAAATTTTTGCGCGCCAGTTCAGCATCTTCATACACCGTAAGGTCACGCACACGCGCAATCACCGGGGCCAGGCGACTGATGCCCCTGCCCTGCCCTGGCCGCTCCGGGTTGTACAGGTGGATGATGCTGGCCGCGGGCACGGCATGGCTGCTGCTGCGGGCGGTGCGCAGGCTGTTGGTTTCGCCGGGATGTTGATCAAACAGCCAATAGGCCACCACGGCGCCCAGGCTGTCGTATTCAATGCCGTTGGTGATGATGTTGCCACCCACCTTGCCGTTTTTACTGCTGTCAAGCCAGTCGATCTCAAGCAACTGGATTTGCAGCGGCACCGGCAAGCGGTCTTCAGGGCGGCGCTGGCGTAGCCGGATCAGGCATTCGCCGTCTTGCTCCATGGCGCGGTGCGCGGCGGCCTGGATGCCGTACAAATCAAGCCGGCCATCGGCGTCAGCCACTTTGGTCCAGTCGTCCCAAAGTTGATCGATGGTTTCTGCGTTTTTAGCCAGGCTGCGCGGGGTAAAGCCAGTGCCAATCACGTTGGCTGTCAGGCTGCCCAGGCCGCGCGCAATGTATGGTACGTTTTGTACCAGGGCGCGCGCACGGATGCGGATGGTGGCGGCGTCCATCTGGTGGTCGGTGTTGGCACTGGCGCCGGGGCGGCGGGGTTTCCAGCCGTCTTTTTTGCTGGCGGCCTCGTAGGCGCGGCCCAGCACTTCGCGCGCCATGTGGCGGCGCACGCCGGCCACGGGGTTGAAGGCGCCAATGATGCGGTCGATAAAGTTTGGCATGGGGTTAGTCTCCGCGTGATGTGGTGAAGTCGACGCGGTAGGCGGCGCGGCGGGGGGTGGTGGCGCTGGCTGTAGCAAGCACGCTGGCTACATGGGCGCGCGCAGCCATCAGCTCGGCAATGCTGCGGTATTTGACGCGGCGGCCGTTGAACTCCACTTCGAGTTCGCCTGTGGCAATGGCCGCATCAATGTTTGCAAGGTCGGTGGTGGTAAGTGCCATGGTGTGGGTGTGTGCTGCGGTTGGGGTGGCTCAACATAACGGTTTTGCCGTTTCATTTCGAGGAAATTTGCAACGGTTTTACGTTGCCTGCCTGCTTGATGTAGCGCCATACGGTCACCGGGCTGATGTCGAGTTTGCGAGCAATCTCACGCGTGTTGCGGCCATTGAACAGGGCCAGCACCTGGGCGGCCTGCTCTTGCCGTTGAGTGGCCGGACGGTTGGCGATGTAACACTTTTCACCAGCAAACTCAGCCCGCACCGCGCTTTTGTGCTTGAGCACAGCGGCAGACACTTCGGGCAACTCGCTCAAGATGTAGTCAAAAATGCGATCCACCAGGTCAGGTTCGGCATTGATCAGGGCTTGCAGTGCGGGCGTGGGTTTTTTGGCCATGGCGTGCGGTGGGTTGGGTGGTTTACCAGTTGCGATTGATGACCGGGTGCAGCACACGGTTGACCGGCGCGGCGGTGGCACGGGCAAACTTACGCAGGCCGGGTGGCACACGCTGGGGGTCGCGCGGCGCGCGGCGTGGCTGCAGCGGCGGCAGGGTGGTGTCTGCGTTACCAGTCGCGGCCAAATCCGGCTGGTGGGGTGGTGGTAGGTTCGGGGTAGTAGTCATGGTCTTTCGGGGGTGGTTTTGATCGGGTGAAATCGTTGTCGTTGACTTGGCGTGTTTGGCTGCAGCCCTAATGGTGATTTTGGTTTGTGGTCGCGCTGAACATATCGTGGGTATCTGGCTGAATGGCGGCTTCCAATGCGGTCCATCGTTTGTCACTGTAGTTATGAAGCCCCAGGCTGAACGCCGCATGCAAGGCGTAATTTCGGCAATCCAACACCTCGTTACGCAGGCGGCGCTTAACCCACTTGTAGGTGTCTCGGCCGTTGACGTTTTGACAGAATGCGCTGTTCGGCGGTGAGCTGCTCGAACCATTCGCGCCGCAAGTCGTGGCTAAAGTGCACATAACCGGGGCCGGGCTTGGTCAGGCTCAGTTGCCCCAGTAACAGGTCTTTGGCGGTGTCGACGCCAATGCTCCACAGCTTGACGCCGTGGGGCCACTTTTGGCCGCTCCATTTAACTTCCTGGCTGCTGCTGGGGCCAAGGATGGGTTTTTGTTCCTCACTGCTACCTTTGATGGCGCGCAGGCAGGGCAGCGTGTGGGTGTTGCGGCGTACCCAGTTGTAGACCGCATGGGTTTGGTCGCTGGAGTCGATGGTGATGGCGCTCAAGCCCAAGCTGCCCGCGTGCCAGGCTTGCGGATAGCGGCGCTGTAGGTAGGTGCTGACGTTCTCCCAGTCTTCGTCGCTGCTGGGGTTGCCTTCGATGATGTGGTGGTCAACCGCCCAAGACTCCAGACCCCTGCCCCAAGCCCATATAGCCAGCTCCCAACGGCTTTTTTGCACGTCTATGCCACAGGTCAGTACCAGGCCACCCACCGGCACGGTGCACAGGTCGTAGGGTTCGGCGCGGGCCTGCAGGGCGTGTTCGTCGCTGCGCTCGCCTTGCAGCTCCCAGGTTTCACCCAGGGTTTCATTGACGAACAGTTGCATGGGGCCGGCATCGCCTTTTTTCAGGGCAACCAGGGCCTCCAAAAACTCTTTGACGATGCTGATCCAACTGCGTTGCGGGCTGTATGCGGCCCACACATGCGCGCCCAGGCTGATCGGCGGGTTCGTTGGCATGCCAGCCTGGTCGCGCCACACCCGGTCGGGGCCATAGCGCAGGCCGGTTTTTTGGCAGACCCAGGCGCCCGGCAGCGGCTGCCCGCCCTTGAGGTAGTCGGCTTGGGTGATGGCGGCGTGGCAGTGCGGGCAGAGATGGCGCACGGTGTCGGGGTTGGCATCATCCCACTTGAAGCCGTGCGCCTTGTCCTTGCCGCCCCACATCAACGGATGATCGGCGCCACAGTGCGGGCAGTCGATGTGAAAGCGCACAGAGCCGGCGGCGTTGTCGATGGCGCGCTCTACGTGGTCCAGGCCTTTGATGCGCGGCGTCGATCCGCCGATAAATTTGGGGTACGGCGCACCTTCGAGCCGACCCTTGGCCAAGCCGCCAGGGTCGCCCGACTTTTCAATTTGCTGATCAAAGGCGCTCCATTCATCAAGGATGGAGACCGCCACGGTAATGCGCCGGTAAGCGCGCGCCGCTTTGCCCCCCAGCAGGTGCAGGGCGCAGTCACGGAACTGCTTGTATTTGATGGTGTCCTCATGGCCGTTGCCTTTTTTGCGCGCGGCCTTGATGGCGTCAACCGCGTCAAACACCGGATCAATCTCGCTTTTGACATAGCTGTCTCGGTCATCGTCGGTGGGCTGCCATATGGCCTGCTTGCGGCGGCGGTGCGCGATGTTGTAGCAAACCAGCGCGGTCACCATCTTGGTGTAGCCCACGCGCTTGGACTTCATCACATCCAACTCTTCAATGCGGTCATCACTCATGAAATCCAACAGCCCCAACTGAAAAGACCATGCCTCCCAGGCGCCCTTCTGGTGGCTGGATTCACCGGCCAGTTTGAAGTTGGCAGCGGCCCAATCACTCAGACGCTGCGGCACCTCGGCGCGCAGGCTTTCCAGACCCAGCCGGGTCGCTGCCTTGACGGCGGCCAGCGTGTTGGGGTGGACGGAGCGGCGGGTCATCATGCGGCGCCGTCGATGTCGTCAAGCTGTTCAGCAAAGTCGACCAGGTCGTCGTCTTCATCCTCTGACGCCATGGCGTCCAGGGTGTCGCTGACCAGCTTGGCGGTGGACCGTATCCATTCATTACGCGCCGAAGCAATCACCTGCATCACCGTGGCCTTGGCGTCGTCGGGCAGGGTTGGGCAGGCTTTGCGCAGCGCGCCTTCAAGCTGTTCGAACCTGTCGACCACGGCGCTCGACGCCATGCCCAGCACATCGGTCAGCAAACCAACTGGGGCATACTCGCCACGGGCAATGTCGTTTTTCATGTCCTGGCTGATGCGCTGGCTGCGTGCCAGGGCGGCGCGCTCTTGCACCAGGTCTAGCCCGCCATCCTCGGAACCCAGGCGCCCAGCGGCTTGTTCGCGCAGGCGGTCGCAATACTTCAGCAGCCAGACGCGGGCGGTGTTGCCGCGCTCAAGCCGTCCCTCGGAAAACATGGCACTCACCGCTCCCTCACTGACGCCAATCAGCGCAGCAAAGTCGGCCTGCGTGATTTGAAAGTCCAACAGTATGCGATGGCTACTACTCACTTAACCCCCTTAGGAGCATCACGAAACAGTCCGACAGGGCGGTG